CAGGCTCATATTATTTAGCACCAACAACATTAGGGTTTACTATGGCTTATGTAGCTAGTAGTTTTGAAAATCCTCTTGTTTCTAATATTGCAGTATTTAGTTCATAATTATTTAAAGGATAAATCATGTCACAAGTTATTATTCACCAATCACCATCAGGTTTAGGTAACGTAGCCGTATGCTCACCTACTGGCGAAGTTGCCATTAACGAAGTTTTAAACCGTGTAAAGACTCAATACCCTGAAGCCTTTATCGTTGAGGCTTCTTCTTTGCCTAACCAGCACAATGACTTCTTTGATGCTTGGGAACTCGCTGACGGAGTAGTTACTGTTAGCTTTCCTAAAGCCGTAGAACTCACTAAGAAGCGTTTACGTGCAGAGCGTACCCCACTTCTAGCCGCACAAGATGTATTGTTCCAAAGAGCGCAAGAATCAGGTGCAGACACTACAGCTATCGTTGCTGAGAAACAAAGACTGCGTGATATTACTAACATCACCGCTACGACCTTAGACGAATTGCGGGCTTTGAAAGCAGAGGTGTAATATGGCATTAGTCCTTAACGGTACTACTGGAGTTCAAGGCAATAGCGGTGCTTTTGTTGCTGATACTGCTGTAGCTTCTACAAGCGGAACAAGTATTGACTTTACTGGTATTCCGAGTTGGGTAAAACGAATTACTGTTTCAGTTAGTGGCTTATCAACAAATGGTGCATCCAACTATTTAATACAAAGTGGTTCAGGAAGCGTTGAAAATACTGGTTATTTAGGCGCAAGCACAACAACTGCCGCAAGTGCGTCAACATCAAACTATACAACTGGATTTGGTATTGGAAACGGTGGGGCTGCTGCTGGAAATACAATTCATGGTATTGGAACAATAGTTTTAATTAATTCATCAACAAATCTTTGGGCATTTAGTTTTGTTGGTGGTAATAGTGATACAACTAGAGCAGTTTTTTCAGGCGGTTCAAAAGCATTTTCAGGAACTATTGACCGAGTTCGCATTACTACAGTTGGTGGTGATACTTTTGACGCAGGTTCAATCAACATACTTTACGAGTAAATCATGGACAGAATAGAAATTGATGTGATTACTGGTGAGCGTAAAGTCGTTGAACTAACTGCTGAAGAAATAGCACAAGCACAAGCCCAGTATGCAGAATGGCTTGCAGCACAGCCAACTAAAGAAGAACAGATTGCTAAACTGCAAGAGCAAATTGATGCGCTGAACGAGGTTAACTAATGACAGACATCGACCCAGTAGAATACGGTAAGTTAGTTAACTCTGTAGAGAACTTAGAGCGTAAAGTCGATGCTTTAGAAGTAGATATTAAGAAATTAGTGGCTATGGCAGAGCGTAGTAAAGGTTCGCTGTGGGCATTGATGGGTGTTGCTTCTGTTGCTGGTGCTTTTATCAGCTACATGACTGAAATGGTATTTAGGAAATAATATGCCACTTAAATCAGGTACGTCACAAAAGACTATCTCTGCTAATATCCGTAAAGAGATAAAGTCAGGTAAGCCCCAGAAACAGGCTATCGCTATTGCTTTATCCAAAGCTGGACAATCTAAACCACAACCAAAGAAAAGGAAGTAATCATGCCAATGGTCAAAGACAAGAAGTTTCCTTACACCGCTAAGGGTAAAAAAGAAGCTAAGTCGTATGCTATGAAGACAGGCGCTAAGGTAACTACTCCTAAAGCCAAACCAGCTAAGAAGATGGGGTCAATGCGTGGCTACTAAACCCGGATTGTACGCCAATATCGCTGCCAAGAAAAAGCGTATCGCTGCGGGCTCTGGTGAAAAGATGCGGAAGGTAGGCGCTAAAGGCGCTCCTTCTGCTAAAGACTTTAAAGATGCTGCTAAGACAGCTAAGAAGAAGTAATGCCAAAGAAAGCGTTTCAGAACCCTGAAGGTGGTCTCAATCAAAAAGGTCGAGACTACTACAACAAGACTACAGGTTCTAAGCTCAAGCCACCAGTGTCTGCTAAAGAGGCTGCAAAGTCGCCTAAAGCGGCTGGACGACGTAAGAGCTTCTGCGCTAGGATGGGTGGTGTTGCTGGTCCAATGAAGGACGAAAAGGGTAAACCAACCCGTAAAGCACTTGCACTGAAAAAGTGGGATTGTTAAAATAATTGTTGACATAGTTGTAATACTGTGTTACACTGAGGAAATATATGGCAACTTATGTTGATGTAGTTAATAATGTTTTAACTCGCTTACGTGAGCCTGTAGTCACGTCTGTACAAGACACAAACTATGCCAAGTTAATTGGTTTGTTCGTTAACGATGCTAAGAGAGAAGTAGAAGACGCATACGACTGGAACGCTTTAGGAGCGACTGTCACACTCACTACTGTTGCAGGAACTTATAACTACACCCTAACTGACTCTAAGACTCGCTTTCGCACTATTGATGTTCTAAACGATTCTTCAAATTTTCGTATGCAGTACGCTACAACACGCTGGATGAACGAGCAGTTTTTATTAGTTGAGCCAGTACAAGGCACTCCGTATTATTATAACTTCAACGGTGTCAGCAATGACGGCGACACGCAGGTTGATGTTTTTCCAATACCAAATGGAGCATACACTGTACGGTTTAACTTAACTATTCCTCAAGACGACTTATCCAGCAACACAACAAAACTCCTTGTTCCTAGTCACTTAGTTGAGCAGTTAGCGTATTCTAAAGCCATTGCAGAGCGTGGTGAAGATGCTGGTGTGTCTTCTGCTGAAGCATACAGTATTTATCTTAATTCATTAGCAAATGCTATTGCTATTGAAGCTAATCATTATGATGAAAAAGTTGAATGGATGGCTTCTTAAATGGCAGAAGCGATTGTCACAGCATCAATCATAGCTCCGGGCTTTCAAGGTCTTAATACACAAGATTCTACTGTAACCCTTGAGTCAGGGTTTGCTACACAAGCAGAGAACTGTGTTATTGATAAGTTTGGTCGAATTGGCGCTCGTAAAGGCTGGGTTCGACTAAACGCTACAAACTCTGATTTAAGCACAGCCAATCTTAAAACTATTGTTGAAGTAGTTAAAGAAGATGGTGATACACTCCTTTGCGCTGGCAATAACAAACTGTTTAGTGGTTCTACGACACTAACCCAATTATTGGTTCGTAACACAAACAATACTGCTAATTTGTCTTACACCATTACAGACGACCATTGGAGTATCGGAGTACAGCCTTTTAGTACTGGTTTAGGTGCTTCAGCACACGCTTATTTGGCGCAAGCAGGTCACGCAACACTAATATATCATAAACTGCCTTTAGTTGGTACAGGTGCAACATTAACTGTATCAAATGTTAATGGTTCTGGTCACATACAAGGTGTTACAGTCACCACTGGTGGTTCTAACTGGCACGTTGGTGATTTAGCTACTGTGACAGGCGGAGCTGGTACAGGCGCTACATTCACAGTTACTGCGGTTAGTGGAACAGCTATTACAACAGTATCTATTACTGCTCATGGCTCAGGTTACGCTGTTGGAAACGTATTAACACTTGTGGACACAACATCTCCTCACACACATGAGGGTTCTTATGGATTACAGCGTTTAGCCGATGTTGGCACACTACCTTCAGGTCATACAGAGTCTACCTTTAAACCTAACATTGCCTTAGCTGCGTTTGGTCGTGTCTGGTATGCAGATATTGTTGGTGATAAACAAACAGTTTATTTTAGTGATTTAAACGCTGGACAAACACTATCAGGCGGTTCTTCGGGTTCATTAAACATTGCTGATATTGTCCCTAGTGGCGACCCTATTGTCGCTATGGCTGCGCACAATGGATTCTTAGTTATTTTCTGTAAAAACAATATTGTAGTTTATAATAATGCAGACGATGTTGATACTATTGCTTTGTCAGATTTAATTAAAGGTATTGGTTGCATTGCAAGAGATTCTGTTGTAGCTACAGGTACAGATTTAGTGTTCTTGTCTAACGGCGGTGTTCGTTCTTTACTTCGCACGATTCAAGAGAAGTCTTCACCTATTCGTGACATTAGCGCCAATGTTCGTGATGATTTAATGTTGTTAATAGATGCTGAAACTGCTAAACAAGTGAAAGCAGCATACTACGAAAGAGATGCTTTTTATCTAATTTCTTTCCCTACTTCTAATATTTGTTATTGTTTTGATTCTAGAGGATTGTTACAAAACGGTGCTGCTAAAGCTACTTTATGGAGACAGTCAATAACCGCACTGTGTGCTACAGTTAGTCGTGCTTTGTATTTAGGAAAAGCAGGATACATAGGAAACTACACTGGTTATTTAGATGATGGCGCACAGTACCGTATGTTGTACTATACAAACTGGTTTGATGTCGGAAGTGCAACCACTGAGAAGATTCTTAAAAAAGTAGGAGTTACTTTTATCGGTGGTCGTGGTGTTAATGTAGCTATTAAATGGGCGTTTGATTATAGTCAATCATACCAAAGTACCACTTATACACTAGCAAATCCAGCAGTAGCAGAATACGGTATTGCTGAATACGGTATTGCTGAATACACCGCAGGTATAGTATTTGATAACAGTACAACTCAACTAGGTGGAACAGGAAGATTGATTCAGTTAGGAATTGAAACAATGATTAATGGTTCAGAATTATCAGTTCAAAAAATGGACTGCTATGTTAAACAAGGAAGGACACGATAATGGCTGATTATGTAAAAGCAACAAACTTTGCAGTAAAAGATACTTTAAGTACCGGCAACCCAGCAAAGCTAGTTAAAGGCACTGAGATTAACGCAGAGTTTGATGCTATTGCTACTGCAGTGCAAACAAAGATTAACTTAAACAATCCTTCATTTACTGGCACTATGTCTGGTGGAACTATTGACGGTGGAACATACTAATAATTATTTTAAAATTCCAGTAATTGTTAGACCTGACTATATCTTTTACATAGAGAATGTTAACGGTGCTTGTTTCATGCACTGTGATGTAATAAATTGGAATACAACTATTTTTAAACAATTAAAGAAAGACTGGAACACATTTTCAGAGTTGCATGGTGGTCCGTTATTCTGTGTTAAAGAACAAGAGACAACAGGTTACAAGAAATTTATAAAGTCATTGGGATTTAAGTTTTATAAAGAAGTACAAGACAATCATCAAAACAAAGTATATATTTATTACTGGAGCGAATAGAAATGGGTAAATCGGCTGGATTAATCGGAGGAGTCGCTGGAGGCATCGGAGGCGCTTTTCTAGGAGGTCCTCAAGGTGCAATGATGGGCTACCAGCTCGGTAGCGGTTTAGGCTCTGCTATTGGCGGTGGTGGCGAAAGCGGCTCAGTTGGAGGCTATTACGGTGGCGCACAAGGCGACATACAAGCTGCTGGAAGAATGGCGCAGTTCACCCCTGTCGGTATTTCTAATCGCTTTGGTTCTTCTAGTTTTGGGTTTGACCCGTATGGAAGACTAAGTAGCGCAAATTATACATTAGCTCCAGACATAAAATCATTACAAGACTATG